TCCATAGTTCCATTTTGGTAGAACCATTTCATTTCACTATCCCACTTCAATTTCAACAAGTAGATGTTGTCATTGGTGTTGTCAGTGATATCAAACACGATGAAGTTATAAGAAGACAATGGGAAACCATCAATGATTGGGTTTTCAATGTCATTAGTGTGTACGTTGTCAAACGCAGGGTTCAACACAAACTTAACGTTAGCTAAGAAAGGAATAGTGTAGCTAGTGAAAGCAAATCCAAAATTCAAATCCATTGCGTTAGTACCAGAGATTGCGCCTAAACCAGCTTTGCTCATGTCAGCAAACAAAGAAGTACCAGAACCAGCAGTGCTGAAAGCTTCTTTCTTAATTGCCTCATTTACCATTTTCATACCAGCCATACCAGTTTGAACAATGATTTGACGGTTAGGATCTGGTCCTTTGAAGTCAACTTTACCATTGTAGAAGTTGAAGATCTCAGAACGGAACAACTCTAAGTTGAAAGAACCTTTGTTGTAGATACGCTTGAAAGAGTTATCTAACTGTGCCCAAAGACCAGTAGACAATCTGATATCATCTGGACCATCTTGCTTAATGCGACCACCTTGTCCCCACATCAAGTAGGTTTCAATGTCGTTAGCAATTTTGCTCAAGTGTGCAGATTCCATTTTAGTAACAAATGAACGAGTCAAAGTACCATTGTCATAAGCTTTCTTGATGTAGTCTTTACCCATTTTAGCTACCATTGCATCAATGTTAGTTAAAGAAGGATCTTTTGCGATGTTAGCGTCAAATGATTTCCAGATCTCAGTTACAGGAACTGTACCATCTGCATTCATTCCACCTTTCATCATCATCTCTGCGCGAGAAGAAACTGAGTAGTGTACGTGAGCCTCAGCACCACCAACGTAGTTGTAGTACTCACGGAAACCTGCACTCAATTCACCAATGTCAGAGAAACGCTCACCATACTCACCACGAGCAGAACCTTTTCTGAAGAATTTAGTACCTGGTTTCAAGTATTTTTTGTCAAGAGCCTTAGTGTTGTCATTGTTCACTAATTGAACAGTGTACACAAAACCATCACCTGAAGGAAGAATATCTTCTGCAGTGATGTAAAGTTCAGCTCCTTTGTATTTGTCATAAGTGATGATATCACCATGTCCAAATACACGCTTGTTAATTTTGATTTTGAAGGTAGTACCATCTTGACCTAGAACAGCTACGCCTGGCTCAACATCTTCTACAACGTAAGGAAGATCCTGTACGATAGGAGTTTGCCATTTGTACTCACCACGAGGGTTGTCTACAAGAATAGTGTTTTTACCACCAAAAGAAGCCATCTGATAAAGAGGCATTTCTACCTTTTGGGTCTGTGCCCATAAGTCAACTGGACCCAAATCCATAGGGTCAGTACTCTTAAGCATGTTCACCAAATGGTAAGAATCTACGTGAGAACCAACTTTGTAGTTAGTGTCACGTAAGAACAGTCCATTGTTTAATACGGGTGTACTCATTGTGTTTAAAATTAAAGTTTAAAGTTATAAATTGTTTTGTTATTGTCTTTTAAAAATATTAGCTGCCTGGCGAGGTATTTTTCTTTGTGCTGGTTTGTCATCTTCCTCATCTTTTACAGTTGATGCAATTTTACGTGCTTCTTCTGTTTTGAGTTTTCTAACAGTATCCTGCGTTACCTCATTCTTTGCTTGCTTTCTGATGTTCTCCTTGTAATCATCAGGATCAGATAGCAACCATAATGTTTCAGCAATCAAGTCATAACGTGGTGTTTTTCCAAACTGATGGTCTTCTAAAAGCTTACCAAGCAAGTTTGTAGGACGTCCAGTCATACTTTCATACTTAACTGTTGTCAATTCATCCCATAAGAACTTCTGACGTTTGCCATCAATCTTTACACCATTTAGTTCAGCAGGTTTCAAAGTGTTGTATATATTTTCCATATACTCTTCTTTTTTCTTTTGCTGCTCTGCGCGGAATTGTTCCTGCTGTGCAATTTTTGATTGAACTACCTCTTCTTGCATTTGATCCAATTTTGGTTTGAACTGTTGTGCTTTTTTAGCAATTGTTCCAGCTTCAACCCATTCTTGCAATTGATCTTCAATCAACTCATTGTCACCATTACCAAAGTTTGTAGCTTGTAGGTATTGACGTGCAATCAGTTCTTGATGCTCATGATTAGTAGGATCTAATGATCTTACTTCCTCAGTTTGAGCTAATGCGCGAAATAATCCTTTTATGTCAGTGCCACCTTTTGCAACATATTCTGCTGCATATTGTAGTTCTGATGGAAGTGATTCAAAGAACTCTTTTGGAGTTTGCTCTCTTAGAGCTTTTTCTCTCTCATCAAAGTTTGCCTGGATCAAGTCCTTCCAATCTTTAATAGAGTATTCCTCCATTGATTTATCATCTTCAAATGGAACTAGCAAACCTTCCTCAATCAATTTTGAGAATGTTTCTACCATTCCACTCTTATCAATTTTTTTGCGTCCTTGTTTTTTCTCAGAGTCATCTTGACCTTCTGTGTCTTCCAAGTCAGCATCTAATTCAGCAATTGCTTCATTAGTTTCAGCAGACGTTACTGCTTTCTTTTTATTTGGATCTTCTGTTCCATCGTCATCTAAAAATGACATGTCTACAGGTTTTCCAGTTGAGAAAATTGTTGGCTTTTCTCCGCCATTCTCATCATCATCAGATGTAACAATGCTCTCAGCTCCTGGCATTGGTAGAAAGTCATCAATGCTTTCTATTGTTACATTACTAACAGATGTTTGTTGGTTGTTGTCTGTTGTACTCATACTATTTTTTGTTTAGTTGGTATTATTTCTTGTTCTTCTTCATATATAATCTACAAATAAACTTTGAAGATTTACACCCTCAAAGTGTATTGGCTACACATTTTTTGTATTATATAGCTATGACAGTTATTTACCGTCATATTTATTTTTATTTGTTTGTGCAATTTGTAATTCTTTTTGTGCAATTCTTTCTTTTGAAAGTAATTCCTGACGTTTTAACTCAAGTTTAGACTGCTCAGTAGCTTGTTTATTCACTTCTCTTTCTCTTGCTATTGATTGATCAGCTTCTTTTGCGTTCTTCTTATCAAGATATTCAAGAGTGTCAATGTAGTCATTCTGAGCATTTGCATCTCTATCTTGCATTGCAGTGTAGCCAGCAGAGCGAATTTCAGCAACTCTTTCATCAGATTCTCTATCAAGTGCTTTCTGTTCAGCGTCAAATTTAAGCTTAGCCTCAAGACGTTTGCTTTCACCTTCTTGGCGCATTTTCTCAGCTTCTTGCATTGCTTGCATTTCTTGTTGTTTTGCAGCAGATGTTTTCTCTTCAATAGACTTCATAACATGAGTAATCTCAGCCATAGAATCAGCCTTGATAATGTTACCTAAGTCATAGATAGATGCACCTGAAGTATTATTAGAAATTGCAAGTGAGCGTATTTGCTCAATTACTTGTCTCTGATTAACCTTTGTTGAGATAAAAATGTTCAAGTCTCTAGCCAATAATTCAGTACCATTGATTTCAAAGTTAACCTTTTCATCCATGGTTGTCAAATATTGTAATCTCAAACTTGGTTTATTTGAATGATAATACTGAGAAAGGTCTGTACGCATCTGATGTACACGTGGCATCAAATACTCAGAGTGTTGAGTAAAGTAAGGTTCAGTTTGAGAATAACTCATGTTAATTGCTTGCTCTATACCTTGCGCAGTTTCTTGTGCATTAACAGCACCCATACGCTGAGGTGATAAACCAATAGCTTCAAAACATTGATTCTTAAAGTAGTTAGACAATTGAATACGTGACATCAAACGATTTGTTTGTTCAAGATTCAATACTTGGTAGTGTTGGAAGTTTAAGGCATTTTCTGTGTTTGTAATAGAAGTATCCAATGGTAACATCTGGAAGTTCTTCATTGCCACATATGCTTTAGAGAAATTGTCTTTACCCCAATCTTCACCCATTGAGTGACGCGGTAAAGCATTCTGATCCAACATGATAACTGTACCTAATTCATCTACAAGGATGTCAGCTATCTGATTATTAACTAAGTTGTAACCAACTTGGTAAGGTTTCATCTTATCTACAAGAGACATAGACTTTGTATTTCTATCAGAGAATACAGCACCTTCTACTGGAAGTTTACAGCCATATAGTGTAAAATCTCCTTTAAACTGAAAACGTACAGGTTTTACGTCAAGATACATTGGAGCGAATCCAAAGATATCATGATTACCATAGTAAGCTGGTCTGTTTGGGCCAATCTTGACACCTCCCCAAGTTTCATTAATCCAGATCCAATCAATGTGTTCTCCATATACTAATGTTTCTCTATTTTTATTTTTGATAACTGTAGTATCATAAACAGGTTTATCAGTAACCTTGTATGACTCATCTACAATCATGTCAATCAACATACCATTTTCATCAATTCTTGATAAGTGACCAACCATACGTTGTGATTTCCAGTATACAGTTGTTACACGCAACATGCCCATATCTTTAAACTCTTGCAAGTCTTCTGACTCATTTAGAATTTTAAAGATTATGTCATCTCCTGTATTCATGTGCATTTCACTAGCACTTAAGAATTGACGCATTCCTAATGATGGACCATTTGTATTCCAATCATAAGATCTAGTTCCATCATAGAATGAACCATCATTCTGTACGCCTGGAAGATTATATCCAGCTGATTTTACAGGATATATTGCTTCAAGACTTTCTAATTGGTCATCATCCATCATGTAACCATACTTATCAATAACATCTGCTAATGTAAGTAGGTCAACTCTACCAACCCAGTTAGATTGTGAGATATATCTTGCTTCAGGAGATTTGTGATAGAATGTTAAAAGTGGATTCCACAATTCAACTTCATAATCATCTTCTGTCATTTTAAAGTGCCAGAACTCTCTGTCTGTAATAAGCATATCTCTAAACGCCATATTCTCTAATTCTTTCATAGAGAATCTTTCCTCATCCACGTTATGCTGGTGTGTAGCCCATTCTTCTACAAGTGATCTATAGTCTTTCTTAAAGAATCCTTCAATTTCAGGTAAGGTCTTAAGAGTTTCAGGAGCTAGCATTTGTTGTGCTTGTGCTGCTTGCTTTTCATCTTCAAGATTCAACCCCATTTTTTCAATGGTTTCTTGCATCTTTTTTTCTGCTCTTGCAACAAGTACTTCTTCTACCATTGCACGTTTAGCTTCAATCATTTCATTGTATGAAAGATCATCAACTGCACGGTATGTGATTTTGTCATTTCTTTTTGCAAATTCTCCTGTGAGAACATTGATAACGTTTGGTACAATAGGAAAGAACTTAAGCTCAAAAGCACTCTGATCTTCTTTTGTTAGAACATCAATAAGTTCAGCTACTTCATTGTCTTCTTCTACAATGTAGTCTGACTTGTCAATAATACCATTGGCAAGCTTGTAATTTTTCAACAACCTTCTGGCATTTCTGCGTATTTGCTTGAGACCTTGCATTTCAAACCAATCTAGGTTCCATGCTCCCCAAGACTCATCTTTATCTTTTCTACGCAGAAATTGAACAGGCTGAGTTAGAGTTCCCATTTTATTGTTCTCTACCTTAGCTCCATTCTTAAGCTGCATTGCGTTAACTACTGTTGGCATAACCTTATGTATTTACTTTTATTTATCTAATGTTTTTGAAAGGATTTCTAGGCTTTCTCAACTGTGTAGATGATGTGTGCTCATTCCCAAAATGGCGGAAAGGGCTCACTCTTAATTTAGCATTTTTATTTGATTTATCCAAATTAGCGTCATCTCTTTCAACACGTTTTGAGTATCCTCTGTTTGACTCTTGAACTTTGGCAAATGCAACTAAAGCACAGAATGCTACAAGTCTATCCACGTTCAGTCCTTCTTTATATGCTGCCATCTCTCTTAGTAGCATAATATCTGGTATTCTTTCAATACCATATGTTTGTTTTACTATAGTACCATCTGCCATAGTTTCTTGGTCTAATTCTTCCTCCAAAAACTGTATAGCATATGAGATTAAGTTTGTTTTAAATAGTGTTCCTACGTTTCTCCAACCATACTCTTGATAAACGTTTGTATTGCTGGACAGTTCTTTGAGAAATAAGATCTGATTTTTAGGAACCAAATATCTTTGTTTTCTTCTAGAAATCATATACTGAATAAACAAGCTAATGTTATTCTCCACAATGGTCCACGCATTGTACCATTCTATAATCATTTCAAGACGCTCATGTGTTTTATTAAGGTCATCAAAACGCCCACACCATGCAGCAACTATCTTATCCCTTTCTATGTGTTGTTCAATAGTTCCATCAGCCTTATGTTTAGTAACCTCTTGAGCAGTCTTGTACACAAAGATAGAACAGAGTGAATCTGACGTTGTTGTTTTTCCTTCTGACACAGGGTCAATAGAAGCATAATACGCCCCAAACTGTGGATCTTTTGATGGTCTCTCATAAACAACTACAACACCTTCTTTATCAACTGTTTTTGGTGATATAGGAAACTCTGATATAGGAAGTTTACGCGACTCTTTTGCAACAATCTTACCATGCTCATCTCTAGATAACTCTACAAATTCTCTGAAGTATTCTTGATCTTCAATTCTTCTTATTTGTTTTGTTATAAGATGTAAAGGAAATTTAGAAACTTTTCTGTAAGCAAATGCTTCTTCAATGTTGATAGGTTTCTGAGAAATACGTAACTGATAATCTTCTGGTTTAAGATTCTTCTTCCACTCTTCTCTTTCAGCAAGAATCATCTCTAATGCTTTATCAACCAGTGAGTTACCATAATTATCAATACAAGGAAGCATTGACCATTGCTCAGGAATAAATAATCCACACTCTGCAATTTGTCCTTCAGCATTAACAAGGTTTGTTTCTACTGCAAGTACATCTTTAGATATTGGATTCATGATCATTTCCTTCAAAGGCTCACATTGTTCCAAGTCACCCACAGATCCTGCAGCCACAAACATACCTGTGTATGTCATACCTGATTTCATTGCAGGTAACAAATACTCCACTGTCTCATTCATCTTAGGGGCAATACCTGCCTCCTCATGATAGAATAATGTACAAGGACCCCCTACACCATTTGTTGGATCTTTTTCAAGAGCAAGTCCAAATATTACAGACTTTAAACCAACATCACGTTTTTTACCTCCTTGATTAACTTCAATCCTTTGTTCCCAGTTCAAAACTTTATCTGGATTACAAGGTCTATACCATGCAGTATGTGTATTCAAGAAGTTTCTGTATTCTTCTAGAAAACGCCAAGTACCTTTTTCATTTATGTAATCCTTCAGGGAACCAGCCATTTTGTTTACAGCACCTTCCTCAAAGTAAAACAGGTTAATCATTTTTCCTGCGTGAAAATAAGAGGATGCAATCTGACGTTTCTTTAGAATGGCAGCATGCTTAGAAGATTGTTTTGCAATCTCTTCATATAATGCCATATGGTATTGGGCGTCCCTTACATCAGCAAATGTAAACTTTGCTACTTCTTTATTGTAAATAGGTAAGAAGTTAATCCACATGTAATAGTCCCTTGCTAAAAACCATGTGTTCTTTTCACCTTTAAATATAACTCCTTTTCTACACTTTTCTTTTTGGTCATCCCAATACTGAATGTAGTCTTTAGATCTCAATGGAGCTGTACAAAATAATCTGAACTTATTAAACTTTCTAGCTTCTGCGTTAAACAGCAATGATGTTTCATCAAACTCATACTTTCCTGGTTCTTTGAAAATTGACCAAAGAAATTCTACATACGCTTCTTTTGTCTCAAAGTCTGTGTGAGACCATGATTTAGTTTTAACATCATATGTTGGTATACTCAAGTACATAGTTAGTCTTTAGGTTCTTCTACAATCAACTTCAATGTGCTTCCATCACTATAGTTCCAGATTCTTTGTTTTACAACATATGTATCTGATCCAATAGAAATCCAGTCACCTTTTGTTGGTGTGTTTTTTACAAGTCTTGATGTCAAGTATCCATCAGATACATGGACAATTTCTACTCTTGTAGTTCTATTTCTCTCCAGTTCTTCGTGTAAGCTCATCTAATAATTTTTTGTCACCATCTGTTTTCTTAATGATCTCTTGAACAGTTTCAATTTTACTTGATCTGATCATGGCATATTTTGATTCACTACCATTCCAATAAGCAAAATAATCATCTCTGTGGAAACCTGTCCAAGTAGAAGAATAGGCGTTATAATGGAACACCCAATCATAGCATGATAAATCCATATATAGTTCTTGTTGTTTTAATCTTTTATCCTTGATCATACGCAAGGTGTTGACCTCCGCGTACCTGACTCTTCTGCTCTTCCATGAGATCTTTATACGCCCCCTTGAACGATAAACGTATCTGCTCAAACTTTGCTGCAGCATTAACCAAAGAATTGATGTTACCATCCCTACCATGCTCAATTGTAGTCGTCTCCATGTATTTCGCCAAGCCATCAAGCATGTGTTTAATACCCATAAAAGCCCTGTATGTAGGGGTTTCATAAAGTTTTTTGCATAACTCAAGAGCTGCGACAATTGCATCATCCTCAGTAGAAAAGTCAACATTAAGTTGCGAAATAATAAGTTCTTCTTTTTCATTTTCTGGTGTATCAAAGAAAGGGTTTAAGTCTGGGTTAGGGCATGACATGTAGAATAGATAAGAGTACACGTTCATGTAACTATCAGGGTATTCTACCATGATTCTTTTTAAGTATGATAGTGTATGACAATGTTCTGTTGGAACAAGTACACCATTTTCTAAGTCAAATAATTTTACCATTAGTGTTTCTTTTTAATTACTTTATCTGCAT